TTTTTCTGTTTTTCAACAGCTTTGCCATCCCATATATGTTTTGGCACAATTAATTTACTCATCTTCAAGCTCCGTTTTCTTTAGCAGGTCCGTGAGTTCCTGAACTTCTTGTTTAAGTGCTGCTAGTTTACCAGTCAAATATCTGTAATCCGACCAATCTTTAGCGAGCCCATTTAGTATAGACTCTTCTACTTGTTTTTGTCTAGTAATTAAATCGTTTTTATACGCTGTAAAAAAATTTTCTAAACGCATGCTTTCATTTGATCTGCCATCGCTTTGGCTCTGTTAGGGGTTTGTTTAGCCCAACGTGAGTCGAGCATCTCGAAACTCGCCCCAATATAATTATGTTCTGATAGTGCTTTCCACATGTTACGAAACTTTTTGACTCCTGTTCGACCCAATTGAAATACCATTTCAATTAATATTTCTTCAGCTCTTTCATCAATATCAGCGCAGCCGTGTTCATCCATAAGTTCCTTTGCACCGCGTATTGCTTCTTGTAAGTCCTTTTCTAATATCTCCATAAGAAAAGATTCTTCATACTCTTTGTCGTCTTCCCAAAAATCTTCCACACATAGATGACCTACGCCCACGGTTCTCTTTCCGAGAGTGTCTAGATATACCTTGTTACGGTATCCTTCGTGTTTCTTAACTGATTCTAATAATCTCTCTAGGTTCATTTCTTTTTAAATAGACCTATCGCACTTGATCCTGCTTTGATGCCAAAGCTGGCCGATATCGCAATATATAATAAATTGTGATAATATGCCGGTAGGTCTTGCAAGGCGATAAACCCTTGATGTACATGATCTTGCAAAGGCGTGAAGACTAAAACGGCTGGAAGTAATAGAACAATGAGAGCTACCTCATCTTTCCAACTTCCTTTCATTTGATCTACCGCGCTTTGTTCCCAAGCAACTTTACCAGCTATCTGGTCTTCTTTAAGTTTTTGAGTTGCTTTAATTGTTGTAAGTTTTAATTCTTGTTTTGCTTTTTTTGTTTCTACAAAACCCTTGACGCCATCAGCGACGACGCCAAGTAAGGGCTTTGCTAATAATTGCCAAACCATTAATCTAGATTGATCCTATAATTATTATTACGATTAATGCTACGATACCAGCTTTAATCCAGTCTTTCATACTCCAGTCTGACCACTCTTTTAAGTGATCCCACAAATCTGATAAAAGTTTCATAGAAACCTCCTTTGTTAAAATGGTTTTATTACTTTACGCCTTTGAAAGCAACTTTTTTGATTTGTTGCTTGCTAGTCTGCCCTTTTGGACCAGGACCTTTATTTTGTCTTTCAACAAAAGGTGCAAAAACTATGGCTGCGTCAGACGCAGTTTTAATAGTTGGAAAAGGATTTTTTTGTTTTACAACTTCTGTTTTTGTTTGTTTAAACTTCATTGTTAGCCTCTCTTCTTTGCAGGTCCACCACGCTTCAAGCCTCTAGCTTTTAATGCTGCAGTAGCTTTTGCTAATCCACCTTTTTTCATGAAGCCCATCTTATTTCTGACAGCTTTAGGTAGCTTTGGTAAGCCTTTATTTTTAGTTGGTATTGGTTTTAATCTTTTCATCAGTGAAGTGTTACATCAGTTTTCTCAACAATCCAAGACTTATTTATTAAATCAAACAATATCTCAGCCTCTTTTTGTCCAAGTTCTTCTCTAAGAATGACTTTGGAGCAGGTAATTAAAGCTGCAGCAAAATCAACTAAATGAATATTGTCTTGAATAGCCCTAGCTTTTACGCTGTTGTATATCTCAAGAGCTAGCTCAGGATTGAAAGTTTTATTGCTTAGATCTACCATTCATTTTAGATAGCGTAACTGCCGCTCTAAGTCCAGCTATATCTTGCCTTGACTGCAAGTTGTCTTTATTCTGCTGCGCTTTTTGTTTTAGTTTTAACAAGTCAACTGCAACATCATTCTCATCAGCTTTTTCTTTTCTTCTTAGTTCTGCTTTTTGAAGATCTAATTCTTTTTTACGTAACTCAACAAGACTATCTTGATCCATACCTTCCATCATTTCTTGTTCTTCAACAACCATGTTGTTTGTGATTACACTAATTCTTTCAGCAACTTTATTTTCAATTTGCAATTGAAGTTGTTGTTGTTGATCTGGCGGAAGCTGCACAGCTTGTTGTAATTGTGGCGCCATCTCTTGCATCACTTCCTCTCTTGCTTGAAAAGATACATGTTCAGATATGTGAGCTTGTAAAAGACTCATGGTCATCATGTTTGTTTTAACAAGCATACTAGACATGAAAGCACGATGCGCATCTATGTGTGCTTTGTGCAGTTGTCCAGGAAAAGCTTTCAATGGTCTACCTAACAACGCGATAGAATTTTCTAAAGCAGGATCTGTTGGTTGTGGTTGAGGCGGTGGAGGAAGCAACGCCTCAATGTTGTCCACTCCCAATGCAAGATACATACGGCGGTAAGCTTCTTGCAAATTGTGTTGTTCAGGGTTGCTTTGTGCCAACTGTAATAACAGCTGTGCCATTGCCACTCTTTGTGACATTGAAAACATGTTTGGATCGGATACTGGAACAACATCAATCCTATCATCAAAATCTGTTTGTTTAACTGTTTGGTTGCCACCCACGACCTGGTATGGGTACTCGGGTGGCAGTGAAGTTGAAAACAACTTTGCCAATAATTTAAATTCTATTTTTTGTGCATAGTGTAATCTTTTATGAATCGCACTCATGACTTTTGCCCCTTGCTCCATCAAAGCAAGAGTTGTACCAACAGGTGCATTTGTATTTGTTTCTGCTATCTTCATGTCAGCGACAGCAGCAAAACGTTTACCCGCGTCTACACAAAATCCTAAGAGTTGAAATAAAGTTGGATCGGGTCCTTTGTAAGGAAGAGGTAATAATCCTTGGCGCAAGTCTCCGCTTGGTGCATCAACATCTCTAAATTCGCCTGGTTGTATCGGTGAATCGTCATCTCTGATTCTAAGACCTCGTGCTTTAAAACCTGCAGGCAAGTTTGATAGTGTTCCCGCATCGATAAGTTGACGAAGCGTGGAGGTAGCCGTTCTTGATAAACCTCCAAGCATATGGATAAGACCAAAACCGTAAAAGCCAAGACCAGGAAGAAACTTGTAGTGTACGAAATATTGTGTTTTCTTTTTAAGAGCGTCATCTTCCTTGTAGTTTCTATAAATAGAAAGAACCTTATTTGATCCTTCATCTATTGTTACAATGTATGGGAGCTCTATACCTGTTTCTTCTCCAGTATTCCCGTCTTTATCTTCGAAACCTTTTATGTCTAAATTGCAATGTATCTCGTAAAGTGTGTATGTGTTATTATCGTATTCCGTTTTTTCTACACCCTCCAGTTTATTGTACTTATCTTGTATTTTTGATTCTTCATCACTCTCTTCTACTTCTATGTCTCTGTAAAATCCGTTGACTTGTAGTTTTCTTAATTCATTTCGTGTCATTTTCACGATCTGTGACACGCGTTCCGCTGTTTCGAGATCCGTGGCTAGGTAATTTACAACCAAATCCTCTGCTGGTATGAACTTCGACACGCATTGTGCCTTTGTTCCGTCATAATATACTTTTTTGAACGCAGATCCTGCTAGTGGTAGGTGAAAAAGCAGCTGATCCATGTCTGGAGTGTAGTCTTCCATGACTGTTGTTAGCTGATAATTCATAAAATCTTGTACTCTGTCTGCTTGTGCTACAACTTCTGGCGTTTCTACGCCTAAAATTGCTGTTTTTACCGGTCCTTGTGGCGGTAACATCTCTTTGAAAGCTTGTGCTTGGAATTGTGTGACTGATTCTGCTAATAATGGGTGGGTTACACCGCTTGCACCTTGAAATGGTTGGCTTCTTTCGTTGTATTTTAGGCCTAAAAGGTCTAATCCCTTGGTATACCCATCTCCCCACTCGGACCGTGAATCGCGATCCGCCTTAAATTCACCAACTAAATCGCTTGCTATGGTCTCTAATTCTGATTCTGAAAGAACTTCCGCTAAATTATCATAAAAACCCGTGGTCATCGGTCCACGGTTCGGGTCAAAGTCTACAGTTGCCCCACCATCTTCGTCTCGTATAACATCAATATCATCTGAATTAGCTTCTCTTCTTGCCTCTTCGATCAATATCTCTGCTTCAGGGTTAGGCTCTTGTATTGGTTTAAAATCTGGAATCGGTTGAATCTTTTTTTCTACAGCCATTATGAAATCCTAGTTGTTTTTCTTTTGCCTTTTTTCAGCCTTTTAAAACCGCGAGGCGTAATTAATCCGCCTTTTTTACCTTTGCTAGGTGTAACTAGTTTTGGGCTGATTATAAATAATTCTGATTCTATTTCCTGAATCTTGTCGTCGTCTCCCGCTTCAATAGCATCTTTATATAAATCAAAAAGCTGTGCTATTCTTGATGGTGATGTGCTCTCTGCCATATGGCCTCCTAATAATAACTTCGTTCTACCCCTATCGCTATAGGCTCCGGGTCGTAATCTTCTGGATGCACCACAAAATTACCTTGACGAAACCTTAGCATAGCTTGTGTCATGCTGTCCACTAAATCATCATGATCTCCAAATGGAAAAGCAGCACACTCTTCTACCATGTCTTCTGCCCACCTTGCGTCTGGTCGCCAAACCATTCCCGCTTCAAATAACGGTGCAACAGAATTCACACGTACGTACTTATCATTTCCTTTGCTCGGTGTAAAGTTAACAACTGGTATTCCTAATCTTCTAAGTTCATCAGTAAGCGGCATACCTGAAGCTTTAGCCTCGATCAAAACAGTTTCTGGTTCCCAATATTTATATTCTTCCATTGCAACTTTTTTTAATTCAGGAAAATCCCATCTACCTTTTTTAGAATCCATTAACATGGCATGAGGCTTATAAGAATTTTTTGGATAAAATATACCCCAGGTCGATATTGCAGAATAGTCGGCGGTCTCTTTTTTGCTGTAGGCCGTATCGTAACTTTGTATGATGTGCACCAAATCGGGCGGGTCCTCTTTATCCCATAACTGCCACCACTCTCTTTTGATGATAGATCCTTCTTCGGATACAGGATTCTGCTGCCATTGTGCTTGCCATTTCTGTTCTGTCAAAGAAGCTTTAACTGCTTCGAGTTCTTCCAACTTCCAATACTGTGGCCATATCGGTGTATTGCTTGGTAAGATCGCTGGAAACTCAACAACCTCCCATGTGTCAGCTTTTGGTTCTGTTTGTGCTTTCATCAGTTGTCCCGTTAAATCTTTCGTGGACCAACGGGTCATAACAATTAGAATCCTACCACCAGGTTGTAAACGCTGACGAGGACCAGAAGTGTACCACTCATAAGCATTATCCAAGGCAGTTTCACTAAGAGCATCCTGCTCTGAATGAGGATCATCAATGATAAGTAAATCAGCACCACGACCAGTAATAGCACCACCAACACCAGCTGCAAAATATTCGCCACCATAATTTGTCTCCCATCTTCCTGCAGCTTTACTATCTGCACTTAATACAACATTGTCAAAAACATTTTTATATTCTCCAGTTCCCATCAAGTTTCTAACCTTACGACCAAATCTGTATGCAAGTTCTGCGGTGTGCGTTGTTTGAATAATTTTTAATTTAGGGTTGAGTCCCATCATGTATGCAGGAAACAAGAATGATGCAAACTCTGACTTTGTATGTCTTGGTGGCATATTTATAATTAATCTTTTTATTTTTCCATCTGCCAGGTCTTGCAGTTTGTTTGCAGTTTTTTCATGATGTGGTCCTTTAACGAAGTCTGGCCACATGACTCTGGCAAAGTTTAAAAAATTATTTTGTGCTGCTCTTTGTAAAATTAATTCCTGTTCACGGAGCAGCAGCTTTAGTTCTTCAGCTGATGGTTTATTCATATGGTAACTTTATCATACTCTTTATATTTGTAAAACTGACTGTAGCACGTGCTACAGCAGACGCGGGGGCCGAAAAATGGGGGTGGGGGGTAGCTTGGATAACGTTTTGACTTTTGGAATAGGTTAGGGACTCAAAAGCAGTATGGCATATGTTTCACGTGAAAGGTAACGGGTAGTAACGGTTGACAAATAGCAGAAGAGGTTGGCTAAAAGTTATCCACAAGAAAATAAAATAAATTAAATTATTATCTTGTATTATCTTTTATAATGTTTATATTAGAATTATATCAAGCTTGGTTGAGCAACAGACCGACAACCTCCAAACCGGAACATACTACGGGAAGGAAAGAGAGAAAGTCTACCAAGATGATATACAATCCAACAAAGGAAATATTATGACTTTAGATGTAGATATCCGAGATATCAAGAATCATGACACTGTTTGCTTCGATAAGGAAGAAAAAGATGACTCAGTCGGAAGAAGACTAGTCGGTCTTCCTTACTCTGATGTAACCAATTATTTAATAATTGGTTGTGCAGGGTCAATCGGTATTCCTGAAATCACTGAAGAAAACTATCGTCAAGTTTTTGCAAGACATCAGTTTCTTCAAAAGGATATGGTCACTCTGGAACAAGTGAAAGCACATATTGGGCTGAAGGTTAACGGTTCTTTTGAACAATTGACCTCATGGCGAAACCGTATCGCTCGCTCGAAATGGTGTGACATTGTTTATGAGATTGACAAAATCAAATAAAGAGTAGGGGGCATCCGCCCCCTATAAACCATAATATTTCCAGAAAAGGAGTTCTTATGGATGAAGCCCAATTAGATAGCTTACTCAAGAAGCTTGCTGTGTATCTAGCTAACGAGCTAGACAAACGAGGCGACTTGTTAAGCCGACTTGAAGACCTCGAAGATAGTTTCTCTAGAGAAAATTTCTCCGAGGATGATGTTCGAGAATGGATCAGCGATGCAATTAACAACGCTGAGATCAGTGTCGACATCAGTGCTTAAATAATTACCAAGGGGCATTGCCCCTTGCTTCTAAAAGAAAGGGAGGTGATTAGAATGAAAGTTGATAAGCATACAACACTAGTTGGATATGCGGAAGCAATCAACGAAACTGTTGCAGATTTATCAAAACTGGTAAAGAAACAACAAGCAACTATAATTGAGTTGGAAAGAATGATTGGTCAACTCAAAGGCGACCAATATCTAACGGACGATTCTGTCTACAGGATTAGCAGGAGAGTAGCTCAATTAGAAAAAAACGACCCAACGTTATTAGATAAATAGTTTTCAATGTTGGGTTGAAAAAATGGGGGCGATGATCGCCCCCAACTAATTCAACCGATGGAGTAAATATGAAAAAATATATAGTACAGTTTCACCTTAACCGAGATAAATGGTCGGAAATAGTAGAAACGAATGATCCAGAAACTGCAAAAGAAACTGCACGTCAATGGCTATTAAATAGGATTGATAATGATCCTAAAAGTTTGATTACTTTAACTAATGTTCATGAGATCAAAACTTATGGAGATTTGATGGAGAATGATAATGAGTAAAATAAGAAAAGATTTAGTCGATCTATATGATCGACTAAAGAAAGTAAAAACCTTCCCGTTTGAAAGCAAGAAGCAAGCAATGCAAGTTGTAATTGAAGCTGCTAAAAAAGCGATTGAAATGGAAAGCGTGGATATAAAACCAAATGAAAAGGTAGTCGTTAATATTGATTTAGAAAATCCAAACGGCGTTGAAATACACGCAAGAAAAGTTAAAAAAAATAAATAATATTATTTTTTTATTTGTGTATGTTTAGCGTAGAAAAAACATTGTGAATGTTTAGCGCGCCCGCATCGCGGGCGCTGCTCTC